TACAGGTGCAGTGGATCGACAAGTGGATGATGAGCGAGGCAAGGTTAGGCTAATCAGAAGGTAAGAATAATCTTCTCCTCGCGATGGAGGAATATTCTTTTGCGTTACCGGGGGGGGTCTAAAAATACAAAAAAGGCCAAAAGTGATAACCGCCCCCCTTACTCATCCCGGCGTTCTTTCTGCGCACGGATTGGGGTTTGACCCCCAAGGCACGGTTGGGGGGAGAAATTTCTTCTACGTCTGGCCCACCTCTGACTGGAGCGGATTCCGGCCTCATCTTGAGGGGGGACTAATGAGCATGCGGCTACAACCCACGATGGGGTCAAACTGATGCCGAAGACAGGCTATCGCCCTGGCGCGGGCCGCCCACCCCGCAAGTCCAAGATCCCGACGCCCTACCCGGTGCCGAACGACATCGTGGCGGATGCGCAGGCGGCCAGGATGGAGCCGCTGGAATACATGCTGGCGGTTCTGAACGATCCGGCTGCCGATGCGACGCGGCGCGACCGGATGGCAATCGCGGCGGCGCCGTATTGTCATCCGCGGATAGCCGATATCGCTAAAGGCAAGAAGGATAGGCAGGCTGAGGCTGCGGAGACGGCGGGTGCCGGCACGGCGTGGGCTGGGGATCTGGAGTTCGAGGGCCGGGCTAACTAGTGAGCCAAAGATGCTGACGCAGTCCTGGGACACGAGCTGTGTGGACTGGGAAGAGCGCATTCTGTCCGGGCGCTCGCTGGTGCCGGAGCTGCCGCTGTTCCGCGGCGAGGCGGCGAAGGCGCTGCGGGTGTTCAAGCGGCTACGGCTACCGGACGTGATCGGGACGCCAACGATGGGGGAGGCCTGCGGGCCGTGGTTTTACCCAATCGTCGAGGCGTTGTTCGGCTCGTACGATCCAGCGACCAATATCCGGCACATCTCGGAGGTGTTCCAGCTCATTCCGAAGGGGAACAGCAAGAGCTCGAACGGGGGTGCGGTGATGGTCACGGCGCTGATCGTCAACCGTCGCCCGGAGGCCGAGTTTTTGTTCATAGCGCCGACGATGGAAGTTGCGGCGATTGCCTACAAGCAGGCGAAGGGCACGATCAAGCTTGATCCGGAGCTCGCCAAGATTTTCCAGGTGCAGGATAATTTCAAGAGGATCACGCACCGGGTGTCGGGCGCAACGCTGCAGATCAAGGCAGCCGACACGGACGTGATCACGGGGTCAAAAGCACTGGGGACGATGATTGATGAGACTCACCAGTTTGCCAAGAAGTCGAATGCGGCCGACATCTTCATCGAGCTCCGCGGCGCGCTGACCAAGCGGTCGGATGGGTTCTTGTTTCAGACGACGACGCAGAGCAAGCAGTCGCCGAGCGGCGTGTTTGCGTCCGAACTGGCGATGGCGCGCTCGGTGCGCGACGGCAAGATGCGGATGCCGTTGTTGCCGGTGCTGTACGAGCTGCCGGATCGGCTGGCGCGTGACGGCGGCTGGACGGACCGCCGGTATTGGCCGCTAGTCAATCCAAACTTGGGGCGTTCGACCAACGAGGACTTTCTGGCGCGGGAGGTGATGCGTGCCGAGGCGGATGGGCCTGGGGCGCTCGCGCTGATTGCAAGCCAGCATTTCAACGTCCAGATTGGCATGTCGCTGCGTGTTGATGGCTGGGTTGGTGCGCGCTTCTGGCAAGCGGCTGAAGATCCCGCACTCACGCTCGAGGAGATATTGATCCGGTCGGAAGTGGTCGTCGTTGGGATTGATGGCGGCGGGCTTGATGACCTGTTCGGCCTCGCCGTGGTCGGTCGCTGTCGAGAGACCAGCGACTGGCTCGTTTGGACGCATGCGTGGTGTCATCGCAGCGTGCTCGAGCTGCGCAAGTCGATCGCGTCGCGGCTCGAGCAGGCGCAGGCCGCGGGCGAACTCACGATTGTCGAGCATGCGGCCGAGGACATCGAGCAGATCGTCGCGCTGATCGCCGACATTGACCGGCGTAAGTTGTTGGCCTGTGTGGCGGTCGACCCGGCCGGGCTAGGTGAGTTCATCGAGGCCCTCAGGGCCATCGATATCACGCAAGATGGCGATCGCGTGGTAGGCGCGCCACAGGGTTATCAGTTGATGAATGCGATCAAGACGACCGAAAGAAAAGTTGAAAACGGGACGCTAAAGCATGCGCCGTCTACACTGATGAGCTGGTGTGTGGGGAATATCAAGATCGAGCCGACGGCGACGGCGATCCGCGCCACCAAGCAGCAGGCCGGCGATGCGAAGATCGACCCCGTGATGGCATTGTTTGATGCGGTCACCGTGATGGTGCGCGATCCAAAACCGCATGGGTACGTCGACATTGAGGCTCTTATCGCTTAGGGAAACTGCTCGGCATGCGCCGCCGCCGAAGAGTTTGGTGAGGGAGGCTTTGCACAATCCGTTGCAGGATCGGCTAATCGGAGGATCGTTAGTGGCAGCTAGGTCATATTTGCCTGTCGTCTCAGCCAGCAGGTTCTACGTCCCCGGATGTTGCGCCGTCTTCGCTTCCCTCACCGAACCCTTCGGGGGTTCTCTCTGTGCCTACTCAAGTGTTTCGGCATTCCCATCTCTGTCCTGATAATTGGAATATACAGTATTCGTTTGAGCATGCAATAGTATTAGTGACGCTATTCTTGGTTATATTTTGGACAACGTAGTAAATACCTGAATAACACGAGAGTATGCGGCCAGGGCTTGGTCCGACGCCCCTCGGTCGCATCGCCCGCCGTCGCGAGCCACGCTTAGCCACGCGGACGCGGCGGCGGGCACCAACCACGAGAAGGAGAACCTCATGCCGCTGACCGTTGTCGATGGGCCGACCATTGCGGCCGGCGAGTCGCTTTCCGACGGCGCCGATTGTTCGGCTGGGACCATCGTGCGCATCACCGTGCCGCAGGAATTCACGCCGGCAAACCTGACCTTCCAGGTGTCGAGCGACGGGAATTTCTATAACGACCTGCACACCGCGAACGGCGAGGAGATCACCGTCGCGGCCAAGCCGGACACCGGCATCGTGCTGGCCGAGGCATGGACGCGGTCCATCGCCTTCATCAAGTTTCGCTCGGGCACGCGCACGCATCCGGTCCCGCAACGCGAAGACTGCCGGTTCAGCGTCGCGGTCGAGACGAACGCACCGGCGGCGGGCTGAAAACGGGGGAGCACGTCCATGAGTCTCAGCGGGATTCTGCTCGGCATCATCAACGTCGCCATCGTGGTCGGCATCCTGATGCTCGTGGGCGCAATCATCCTTTGGTTCTGCTCGTGGATGAGCCTCGCGGTGCCCAGCAACGTGCAGCGCGGTTACATCATCGTCGTGGCGCTGATCGGCTTGTACATGCTGGTCGCGCTGCTGCTCGGCATCCCAACGCTACATCTCATCAGGAGCGCGTAGCGTGAGTGCCGTCGACGCCGACGGCTGGCCGCTCGATCGGAAGTAACTTCCAACTATTCGCAGGAGGCTGCCATGGGTATGCGCCAGCGTCAGGGCGATCTCTATCCGTCGCTCGACGAGTCGTATGTCGATTTCATGAGCCGCTGTGGCGACGAGATCGGCGACCAGGACGTGTGTCAGCTGATCTGGGAAGACGCCTGGGACGAGGACCGCAGCGCCAGGGACGGGGACATCCGTCACAAGACCAATGCCGGCGCCAAGAACGGCTTGGAGTATGTGCTGTCGGATGAGACGCCCGATCGCATGGGCGACGTCATCATGGCCGATGGCTGGGACCTGACGAACTTCCAGAAAAATCCGGTCGCCTTGTTTGGGCATCAAAACAGCCTCCCGCCGATCGGCAAGTGGAAGAACTTGCGCATCGTCGACAAGCAGCTGCGCGGTAACCTCGAGCTCGCGGCAGCCGGCACCAGCGCGCGCATCGATGAAATTCGCAAGCTGGTCGAGGCCGACATCCTGCGCGCCGTCAGCGTGGGCTTTCGCCCGAAGGAATCCAGGCCGCGGCCGGAGTCTGATTTCGGCGTGTTCTTCACCAAGTCCGAGCTGATGGAGACCAGCCTGGTCTCGGTGCCAGCCAATCCGAATGCGCTGGCCATCGCCAAGTCGCTCAACATCTCGCCTGCCACCATCAATCTCGTTTTCGCCGGGAAAGGCAATGGAAACCGGATCAGACGGCGCGGGCTCACCGGCGGGCAAGCCGATACATCATCGCGAATAGGAAAGGGCGCGACCATGTCGCTCGCTCAAAAGATCAAAGAGAAAGAAAGTTTGATTCTTGAAAAGACCGGCAAGCTCGATGCGCTGCATGCGGCCGTCGGCGACGGCGACTATCCCGACGATTTGCTGGATACAGTGAAAAGGGCAAACGCCGAGATTACGCACGACAAGGAAGTGCTGGTGATGCTGCGCGATAGTGAGCGCAATCTCGCCATGACCAGTGACGACGGCGGCCGTTCGCTGGTGGCGAGCAAGGGTAGTGGCACCCCGCTAAAGTTCTGGGAGGAGCGCCAGCCGCAACTGCCGGCGCAAAGACCGTTCGGCATTGAACGGAAAAAGCTCGATCCGATCGATCTGTTTTGTCGTGCCGGCGCCTTGAGCTTGCTGGCGTATCGCGACCGCAAGCCGGTGATGGATCTCACGCGCTCCATCTTTGGCGACGACGAACCGCTCAAGGCCGTGGTCGATTGGCAGACCAAGGCGGCCTCGGCCGCAGCCCTGACCACGGTTACCGGATGGGCGAAGGAACTGGCGCAACAGATCGTCGTCGACTTCATGGACATCTTGATGCCGGCCTCGATATTCGGGCCGTTATCGGGCATGGGCCTGTCGCTCGGATTCGGCCGCAACGCCAAAATCATTATCCCGACACGGTCGCGAACGCCGACTATCGCCGGCTCGTTCGTCGGTGAAGGGTTGCCAATTCCCGTTCGCCAGGGTGCGTTTACGTCGCTCAGTCTGACTCCGATGAAAATGGCGGTCATCACGGTCTGGTCCAGGGAGCTGGACGAGCATTCGATCCCGGCCATCCAGGGGCTGTTGCGCGATGCCGTTGTGTACGACACCGCGGTTGCGATTGACTCCATTCTGCTCGACGCCAACGCGGCGACGGCGATCCGGCCAGCCGGCATCCTCAATGGCGTCTCTGGCCTGACTCCGACTGCCGGCGGCGGCTTCGCCGCGCTTACCGGCGACATCAAGCAACTGTCGGGGGCCTTGCTCACCGGCACGCTCGGCAACGTGCGTAAGCCGGTCTGGCTGATGAATCCGCAACAGGTTAACAGCGCAGCGTTTGCCATCGCCACTGGCGCCGGTGTGTTTCCATACCGTGATGAGATCAGCCAGGGCCGCCTCGGTGGCTGGCCGATCATTCAGTCGGGAACGGTGCCGGCGGGAACGGTCATCGTTATCGATGCCGCCGATTTTGTCAGTGTCACCGGCGATGGGCCGCGCTTCGAGATCAGTGATCAAGCAACTCTGCACATGGAAGACACGACACCCACCGACATTTCCACGACGGGCACGCCAGCCGTGGTCGCCTTCCCGGCCAAGAGCATGTTCCAGACCGACATGCTGGCCTTGCGAATGATCATGCCGCTCACCTGGGCGATCCGCCGCACCGGTACGATCGCGTGGGTGGCCGGCGTTACGTGGTGACCTGGTTCATCCTGAACTTTCCCGCAACAGAAGGAGGTCCACCGTGACCGACGAGCAGACCAAACACGCCGAGGCCGTCAAGAAGCGCCTGGACGAAGAACGGACGGCACGCGAGAAAGCACACGCTGAGCAGCGCGAAGCGCAGGGTGCAATCAAGCCAACGCCGACCCAAGCCGAGAATGATGCGGCCGCCATGGGGGTCCACATCATCGAGCACGAGCACGATGGCAGCCCCGTGCCAGAACCGCAGACCAAGCAGGCTGAGCCTGCCAAAAAGACCGAGCGCGGCAGCTACCAGACCAAGGTCGCGACCCCATCGACATGACCGTCCGTGCCTTTCTGACGCGCGTTGCGGGCCAGCTTATCGGCAAGGGCGAAGGCGACTACCGGCCCGGCCCGTATTATTTACCGGTCACCGGCGGGTGGCTGCCCGCCGGCGTTGCCGACAACTGGTGGCAGCAGGGCTATACGCCGACCAGCCTCGGCACGCAGTCGGCCATGGTCGAAGCTTGCGTTTCGGCCTATGCGCAGACCGTTGCCATGTGTCCGGGCGATCATTGGCGGCTCAACGACAAAGGCGGCCGCGAGCGCGTCAAGACTTCGGCGCTCTCGCGCTTGCTTCGCCATCCCAACGACTATCAGTCGATCTCGGACTTTCTGCTGAACGCGACGCGGGCGCTCTATCTCGAAGGCAACTGCTATGCGCTCGGGCTACGTAATTCGCGATTCGAGATCGACGAACTGCATCTGATGGACCCGCTGATGTCGTATCCGCGGCTCGCTGTCGACGGCGAGATTTTCTATCAGCTGTTCGGCAACCAGGTGGTCGAAAAGCGGCTCGGCGGCGAGCCGCTGATCGTGCCGCAACGCGACGTCCTGCACATCCGTTTGCACACAGTGAAGCATCGCTGGCCGGTCCCGCTGGTCGGCGAGAGCCCGATCGTCGCCGCCTACAGCGACATCGGCATCAACAGCGCGATCGCGCGCCAACAGATGGGGTACTACCTCAACGAGGCACGGCCATCGGCGGTGCTCTCGACCGACCTGGAGATCAAACGGGAGGAAGTCCAACAGCTGCGCGACCGCTGGAACGATCAGACCAAGGGCCTGCATCAGGGCGGCACACCGATCCTCACCCACGGGCTGAAAGTCCAGCCCTGGTCGCAGGGCGGCAAGGATGCTGCCACGGCCGATATCATGAAACTGTCGAACGAACACATTGCGCTCGCGTTCCGCATCCCGCTGCAGATCCTCGGTATCGGCGGCACCCCGTACAGTTCGACCGAATTGCTGATGCAGAGCTGGGTCGCAAGCGGATTGGGATTTGCGCTCAATCATATCGAGGAAGCGTTCGGCCTGCTATTCGGCCTCAAAGGCCAGCCCGACGAGTATGTCGAATTCGACACCGCGGCGCTGTTGCGCTCGGCGATGAAGGACCGCATCGAGAGCCTGGCGCAAGGTGTGCAAGGCGGCATCTTCGCCCCGAACGAAGCGCGTGCGCTCGAAGGCTACGAGGCAGTTCCGTTCGGCGACGAGCCGCGCGTCCAGCAGCAGGTCGTGCCGCTCAGCCAGGTCGGGAAGACCCCTCCCGCACCTGCGCCGGCCGCACCACCCGCGCCACCACCCGCGCCGGACGATCAGAAGTTGCCTCCCGCGCCGCCGAAAAAGGGCAATCGCGATGACATTGCACGAGAGGTCCGAAACGTCCTTGCCGCCGCCGATCGATTCGGACGCCGCCGACTGTCTGCTTGAGGCCTGGCGCGAGGCGCTCGGCGCGGTGCTCGATACCGAGCGCCAGCAGTGGCAGCGCGAGCGGTTGCTGATCGAGGCGCAGGCGCAGGCGACGATCGCCGAGGTACGGGCCGGTGTCGCCGAGAAGCTCGCGGCATTCGAGCGCCAGGTCGCCGACAGGCTGGCGACGGTGCGCGACGGCGAACCGGGGCCGGCTGGCCCGCCCGGCGAATGCGGCGCCATTGGGCCACAGGGGCCCGCTGGTCTGCCCGGCGAAGCCGGGGCGCCTGGGGCCGCGGGCGAGCCCGGGGCGCAAGGAGCGGCTGGCGCAGCCGGGGCTGACGGCCTTCCAGGCGCGACCGGCGAGCGCGGCCTGCCTGGACCGGCCGGCGAGCCGGGACCGGCTGGGCCGCAGGGCGTTTCCGGCGTGCTCTCGCTGGCGCGCGAGTGGGTGTCGGATACCGTCCATTATGCCGGCACCGTGGTGATCCATGCCGGCGGCACCTTCCAAGCCGCCCGCGATACCGGGCAGGCGCCGGGGCACACTGATTGGGTCTGCCTAGCGCGGCCCGGCCACGACGCGGCGATGCCGCAAGTGCGCGGCACCTTTAGCGAGGTCGGGACCTATGTGGCGCTCGACATCGTCGCGCTCGGCGGTTCGAGCTTCATCGCCCGGCGCGATGGGCCTGGCCCCTGCCCGGGCGATGGCTGGCAATTGATCGCCTCGGCCGGCAAGCCGGGCATCAAAGGTTCCCCAGGCGAGCGCGGCGAGCGTGGTGAAGCAGGCGCGCGCGGCCTGCCTGGCGTCTCGGCGCCGGTCATCATCGGCTGGACCGTCGATAGTGCCGCCTACACCGCCAGGCCGATCCTGTCCGATAAGAGCGAAGCGCCGCCGCTCGAGCTGCGCAGCCTGTTCGAGCAGTTCCACGACGAGGCGCGCTGATGGCGGATATCTCGGTCAAGGTGCTGACGCCGGCCGACAGCTACGCACTGCTGACGCTGGACGAGTTGAAGGCCATTCTTAACGTGCCGCTGACCGACACCAGCGAGGACGCGCAGCTGCAAATGTGGATCGATCAGTACAGCGACGCGATCGCCACCCTGTGCAATCGCGTGTTTGCGTATGAGCAAGTCGCGGAGACCTGGCGTGGCGACCTGCCGCCATTCGACACACCGCGCTTGTTCCTGACGCGTTATCCGGTCGCCGACGCCGACATCACGGCGGTGGAGTCGCCGCGCGGCAGTGTCCTCGACCCAGCGAGCTACGAGATTGAGAACGCATCTGGCAAGCTGCGCATCGAGGGCGCCTGGACCGAGCCGGTCATGGTCACCTATAGCGGCGGCTATCGTTTGCCGGACGAGGCGCCACCGGCACTTAAGGCGGCGACCGGGCTGTTGATCCAGGCGGCGCGCGCGCAGGCGCGCCTCAGCGGCACCGCCGGTGTGCGGTTGATCATGCACCAGGACACGCGCGTGCAGTATTCCGACCCGGTGCAGATGTACGGCAAGGTCGGCTCGCCGATTCAGGCGGCGACAGATACCGTTGCCGACATGCTCGGCAAATACATGCGGTTCTACGTTTGATGATCATCCTGGTCGGTGCCGACACGCTGCAGGTCGTGACGTCCGCAGACGGGGCAATCGATGTTCACGCATCGTGGTTGGACAATACGGCCGGTGCGGTCAGTGTCGGCCGCAGCAACACCGCGATCGCGACAGCCGGGACGGTCGATGTTGTGATCTCGCCCGCCGCCGGTACGCAGCGCAATGTCCGCACCCTGTACATCCGCAACAAGGATACGGGCTCTAACGATGTCACGGTCTGTCACAACGATGGCGTCATGGTCGTCGAACTGTACAAGGTGACTTTGCCGCCGGACGGGCAAGCCCAATACAACGATGGCAACGGGTTTGCGTCGCTATGATCCTGCTGACCTCGGGCACGGATGCAATCCGCCTGCGGACCGGGCAGGCCGCGGCGATCGACGTCCATGCCTCTTGGATCGACAGTCAGGCCGGTGACCTCATCCCGGCACGCGCCAACACCGCCATCACCCTTGCCGGCACGACGACGATCGTCGGTGCACCGCCCGCCGGTGCGCGGCGCAATGTCAAATACATGTCCGTGCGCAACAAGGATCTTGCGACGACCTGTGACATCACGTTCGAGCATGTGAGTACGACCGGCACGATCGAGCTGCACAAGGAGACGGTGCTGCCGGACGGACAGATTCAGTTCAGCGATGCGCACGGCTTCAGCGGCACCGGCTACGCCACGGATGAGACGTTTGCCGAGGTCGATGGCGCGCCGACGACCGGTCATCTCGCACAGTGGGTGGACGACCACACCATCGAGGGCGTCGATCCGGCATCGATCGGCGTGGTGGGGCCGCCCGGGCCGCAAGGCGACCCGGGGCCGATAGGGCCGCAAGGCCCACAAGGCGATCCAGGGGCGACTGGGACAGCCGGCGCACAGGGGCCGCAGGGCGCGCCTGGGCCGCAAGGACCGGCCGGAACGGATGGGGCACAAGGCCCGGCTGGCGCAACGGGGCCGCAAGGGCCAGCCGGCACCGGCATCAATATGAAGGGGACGGTGCCGACGGTCGGCGATCTGCCGCCGGGAGCAGCGCAAGGCGACGCTTACGTGGTCGAGGCGACCGGCGACCTGTGGGTCTTCGACGGCACGGTCTACAATAACGTTGGGCCGATCCAGGGGCCGCAAGGGCCAGAGGGACCGCAAGGCGCCACGGGAGCGCAGGGGCCACAGGGCGTCCCTGGAACTCAGGGCCCGCAAGGCACGACCGGTCTGCAGGGGCCGAAAGGCGACAAGGGCGATACCGGGGCTCAGGGATTGCAGGGTCCGCAGGGAGCCACAGGACCAGCCGGGGCGGCCTCGACGGTCCCCGGCCCGCAAGGACCGCAAGGCGCGATTGGTCCAACCGGCCCACAGGGCCCCAAAGGCGACAAGGGCGACAAAGGCGATACGGGTAACACAGGCTTGCAGGGTCCGCAGGGACCACAGGGACCTACAGGTGTTGCCACCGCCAACGCGCCGCTGTCGCTGACGGGAACGACGCTGAGCATCGATCTTTCCGCCTACGCGCCGTTGGCCTCGCCGGTCTTCACCGGAGATCCCAAGGCCCCGACGCCAGCGGTCACCGACAACGACACGAGCGTGGCGACCACGGCCTTCGTCCGCACCGCCATCGCCCAAGCCGCCAACCAGACCTATTATTTCGACCCGAGTGCTGCGGCCGACGTGGCTGGCTACAAGCGCCTGTTGCTGAGCCCAAGTGCGGGCGTGGAATCGACGATTCCGGTCTCTTGCTCGGGCACGAGCGACGTCCTGGTCGGGAGCTTCGTCACCGACGCGGGCGTGCCCGGTGCCGTGAGTTATCCGGCCGGTTCGGCCTATCGGAGATTGTATGCCAGCGTGTCGAACGGGGCGACGGCAAAATTCCACCTGCAGATCTACTCGCGATCCTCGGGTGGCGTCGAGACCCTGGCACGCGACGAGTTCAGCCAGAACTTCTCCAATACAAGCCCGGCACTCATCGAGTGGCTGGCCACGCCGCCTTCTGCTTCGCTGACGGTTACCGACCGGATTGTGGTCAAGATCTATGCACAGCGCGTGGCCGGTGGCGGCGGCACGATCACGGTGACGTTTTATGCCGAAGGCTCGGTCAACGCCTCGCAGGTGCAGACGACGATCCCGATGGGTGGCAATGCCAGCCTGTCGGCAACGCCGCCCCTGGCGATGTCGGGCGGAACCATTTCGCTGAGCATCGACAGCACGCTGCGGCTCAACGGCTCCAACCTCGGGATTGCCAATGACGTGGCCCTCCCAGGTGCCCCGACCGCGGCGTCGTTGACGCTGAGCGGTTCCCTGACCTTGAGCGGGGGCATTTATACCGGCAGCAAGGCGTTCTTGCAGCACGACGCCAACTACAACTACCTGGCCGGGCCGGATGGGATAACGCGGCTGGCGCTTGGCACCTCGGCGATCGGCCTCAATACGCATTACCAGACAAAGCACGAATTCCGCGACAACAGCAGCACTTTGCAATGCACGATCGACAACACCGGGGTGGCGGCTCCCATCCTGAAGGCCGGAGCGAGCCCGTTGGCGCCAGCCGGTTGCGCTGTGAACATCGGCTACACGGGCAACAACGGGGCTCAGTTCGGCATCGCGGCGCGGCCATCGGTCGACAGCGCATATCCGTTTGTTTTTTATAATGCAGCAGGCACCCAGTGCGGCACCATTTACACAACCGCCACCACCACCGCTTACAACACGTCGTCCGACGAGCGGTTGAAGACGGACTTTCAATCATTCGATGCCGGGCCGGCTCTCGATGCAATGCAGGTCTATAATTTTGCGTGGCGGTCCACCGGAGCACGCGCGCATGGCGTGGTGGCGCAGCAGGCGATCACCGTTTTCCCGGAGGCCGTAACGCACGATCCGACGCTCGACATGTGGGCTGTCGACTACAGCAAGTTCGTGCCGTTGCTGCTTCAGGAAATCAAAGCGCTGCGTGCCCGTGTTGCGGCGTTAGAGGGAGCATAGGAGACAACGATGGCTCTGACGTATGAAGAGACCTATGCGCTGACCAAGGACACAGCATTCCGCGGCCGGGTCAACGTGAGCTGCTGCCATTATGCGGCCTACATCACGGACGAGCCCGCTACGACGCCTGCGCACTCCACACGGTACAAGTGGGCACAGAACACGCTGCTATCGCCCGAAATGGCAGTCAATCAGGTTATCTCGACCGTGGTGAACGACGATGCGGTGCAGGCTGATGGCGCTGCCATCACGGACCAGGCATTGCAGACCGCGGTCGAGACTGCGGTGCAGAAGCTGATCTGACGATGCCGCTCGATTACAGCGCGCTGATGTACGATCCGATCTACGCGGAGATCGGCGTGCCGGCGACGCTGACCTTGGCCAACGGCGCCACCGCTGCCATCGTTTACGAACCGCAGTATGTCAAGCAGGGCTGGTTCGATGACCAGGCAACCGGCGTTGCGTGGTTTGATGAGGAGTTGCAGGGGCAAGCAGCATCTTCGGTCGAGATCACGGTGATCGATGATACGCGGGCGAAGTCCCAGCCGATCATGGGTGCGGGTCAGGCGGCTGAGGTGCGCAGCGTCGGACCTGGTGCCTTTGCCCGCATTCCCGAGCTCACCAGCAAGGGCATCACGCGCGATCTTTATTTGAACGCGACGTTGGTCTTCAACGGACGGACCTGGACCGTGCGCTCGTATGAGCTGCGCGGCAGCCCGAATGGCGAGAACCTGGGCGAAGTGAGGTTCTTGCTGAAAGAGGCGGCGCTCGGATGACCGATGTGCGCGAGGACATCCTGGCGCGGCTGCTCGAGGTGGTCGCTGGCATTCCCAACATCCGCACGGCGCAGCGCAACAACGTCGACATCACGGAAGACGCATTGCCAGCCGTGGTGGTGTTCGATGGTGACGAGGAAACCAACGGCGCTGACGACCGCTCGGGGCGGCTATCCCCTCGGCCGTATGTCGCGCGGATGATGCCGGAAATCATCGTGCAGGAGAAGCACGCGCTTGGATCGGAACTGAGCGTCATGCGGCGCGAGATCATCAGCCTGGTGCTCAACGATGCGGTGTTGAACGAAAAGGTCGGAGCAAACGGCGCGATCCGCTATCTCGGCTGCCAGACGGACTTCGGCTGGATTCGCTCGCAGTTCAACGCGATGAACGTGCAGTTCGTATTCCAGTATCCACTCAAGATCGAGGAGCTGTAACCCATGCCCGCGTCACCAAGCGTCCAGAATTATCACATCGGTAAAGGGATCGTCAGTTTCCAGGAGGACGGCGCCACCGACTTCCTCGATCTGGGCAACGCACCGTCTTTCGTGTGGACGCCGACGACTGCGAAGAAGGAGCATTTTTCGTCGCGCGAAGGTGTCAAGGTGAAAGACTTCACTGCCATTACCCAGGTCGGCGCCACCATCAAACTGACGCTCGACGAGATCAACGCGCCGAACCTGGCTCTCTTCACCTTAGGCGAAGTCGGGACTCCCGATGTTGACGGGAGCGTCACCGTGTCGGCCTTCAAAAAGCTGGAGGTCGTAGGGACGATCAAGGTCGAGGGCACCAACGACATCGGCCAGCACGTCGATTTCACCGGCCGCATCTCGATCAACCCAACCGGCGATTTCTCGTTCATCACCGACGCGGATGACTTCAGCACGCTCCAGATCGAGGCCGAGGTGCAGAAAGATGACACGACCGGAGACTTCGGCGTGTTCACCATCCACGAGCCAGTGGCGGGGCCATAGGAGGTTAAAGCATGGCTGACTTGTTGGATATTGCGCCATCGACGGCCTGCGAGACCGTCTGGATCGACGGACAGCGGTTCAGCGTGCGTGGTGTCTCGCTCGACGCGGTTGCATCGCTCGTGGCCAAGTTTCCGGAATTGCGGTCGTTGGTCAACGGCGGGTTGGGTGACGATCTCGTTCCGCGGCTCATTCAATGCAGCGGACGAGCGGTTGGATCAGTCATCGCAGCGGGGTGCGGGCATCTCGGGGATGAGGCTTTCGAGCGGTGGGCAGCCCAGCGCGTGCTCGGGCATCAAGTTAAATTTCTGAAGGCCATTGTTGGGCTGACATTCCCAAACGGGATTGGCTCGTTCGCCGAGGATCTGACGGCCCTCATCGGCGGAACGGGCGAAAGGGCAAAGCCCATCAAGATGCGCTCGAAGAGGTCGCCGTCGCCATCACCAGACTCATCCGGCACGGCTTTGCGCCAGACTTTGCAATGAGCCTCACGCCGCGGCAGCTCTTTGCCTATCTTGAGTTTGGCAAAAAGCTCAACCGCAGAGAGCGGGCGGACGACTTGTTCATTGCCGCCGTCGGCGCACAAGGCGACCCGAAGGCGATCGACAAGATGATCAAGGAATGGGGCGATTGATAACGACTACTGCACACTTTCCAAAAAGTTTGTGGCCGACTTTTCGAACGTATGCACGAGGTCCACAATTTTCATGAATTGCGCCTCGTCGTAACTGCTCACAACGACTCCAAGTTTTATTTTCGGTCGCTCCTCCTGGATCGTCTGGATCAGATTGCGACAATCTGGCATCGGGTGTTGCTCACATTTGGTAATGAGTTGTTTCTGCAACCGATCAACTCGTTCCAGCATCTGTACTGCCGCACGAAGACGATGGTCTCGCGCGGGGTCAGGCTTAGTCTCGGCAGGAGTAGATGCGGCCGTGGTGGGAGGTGGTTGCGCCCCGAACATAAGTGCAAGAAATACCAATCCCCAGAAGGTCAGCAAGATTGTCCCCAGCACCCTCGTCAAAGTCTTCACCACGTTCATTCCGATTTCTCCAGGTAAATGGTGTCCCGTTAGAAATGCCCAGGCCGCGCCAGTATGCAATTATCCGCTTTTTGGACGGGTTGCTGCTTTGCGCCAAATTTTTGATATTTCGGGCCACGGGCCCGGGCTGAATAAGCCATGTCGGTCCGTATCCGCCTCCGGGCACAGTCGATAAAGCCTCAGCTGGATGAGACCGTTAAACAATTGAAGCAGCGTGTTCAGTCGGCGGCGACCTCCTCCACCAAGCAACTCGCCGACACCATTCAACGCGAAGGGCGCGCCGACATCGCCAGCGCCGGCAGGTTCGGCGGCAAATGGATATCCGGCTTGACCTACGAAATCTTGGACGGAGACAAGGTCAAGACGATTGTCTTCCACCATTCAAACAATCTTTGGAAGGTTTTCCAGTTCGGGGCGAAAATCCAAGGCAAGCCGCTGCTGTGGATTCCGGTGGACCCAGGGGGGCCGCGCGCGCGCGACTTTCCAGGCCGCCTCTTCCAGGTCAAGCGGCGCAGGAAACGTGACGTGCCGCTGCTGATGTCGGCTGACGACAAGCAGGTGAAATACATCGGGGTTAAAAAGGTCACCATTCGCAGGAAATTCCATCTGCTCAAGATCATCCGTGACGAAGCAAAGAAGCAACGCGACCTCTTCAGGGCTGAGATGAAAAATGGCTGACAGCGACCCGATCGTCCAAACGATTAAGATTGAAGTCGAGGGTACGGACGAGGCGACTGCCGCTTTCAAGAAAGTGGGCGACAGCGGAGCCCAGTCATTCGACGAATTGCAAAAGGCGGCCACGGATGCCGGGAAAACTATCAATCAAAGCTCGCAGCAAATTGTCGACTCAAGCAACAAGGTCGGCGAGGGCCTCGACCAGGTCTCGCAGAAGTCCGGCGTTAGCAATCGCCAACTGAAAGCCCTCGGCAAGGTCGCCAAGGAGCTCGGCGCCGGTGAGATGGCGGGGCTGGCGATCGGCTTCGCCAAAATAGCCAACGTTCTGGGCCCGATTGGCGTGGCCGTCTTCGCGGTCGCCGAGGCCTTCAGTTTCATCAAGGGCAAGATGAAGGAGGCGGAGGAGGCCGCGAAGGCCATCACGCAAGAGTTCGCCAACATCACGAGAATAGCGGCGGAGATGAAGGCGGAGAACGACGCCTCGTTCTGGGGCACGACCGCGGCGGGCATGAAGCAGGCTGCGAACGATGCCGGCAAGCTCGCCGATCAGCTCAAGCGGATAGCGAGCGGCAGCAAGGAGGCGATCAGTCCGCTGACGACGCAGGACGCGCTGACCAAGGCCTTTGTTAAGAATCTGGAGCTGGCCGGCATCGCGGTTAACGATGTCATGGCCGACACCAAGAAGCTCGGCCAGGCATCAAACCAGGCGGCGCTGGCGGCGGCGAAGATTTACGAGAAGCTGTCGCCGATCGAGAAGCTGGAGTTCGAGAAAGTCCTGAAGGGCCTCGGCTTCCCCGAGGCCGTCATCAAGAACATCCAGAAGGGATCGGCGGCACTCAAGGCCCTGCAGGACCAGGCCGCCAAGCCGTTCTTCACGCCGGAGCAGCAGAAGTCGATCGATAATCTGGCAGGGGGATGGGACGCGTTCGTTGCCGCGTCCAAGCGGGCGTGGGCGATGGTGGCGGGCGACGCCGAGGGCGGCACCCGAGGATTGGTGCAGACGATAGGGGCCTCGCTCGCCACAGGCTTTGCCGATGCAATGGCCGTTGTCGGACAATTCGAGCGCAACGTCGTTGCCGCCATTTCCCGGATACCCGGTCAGATCAGCGAGTTCTTCTCCAGCCTGCCAGGCCTGATTGGGCGGGGGATCGATGCGGCCAAGCAACTGATCACGGACTGGGTGACGACGCCGGTCAGCAATGCCTGGGGCTGGATTGCCGAGACGTTCAACAGCGTCGTGGATACACTCAAGGGCACTGTCGACTCCGCCATACAGTTCATCACCGACTGGGTCACCACGCCGGTCAGTAACGCCTTTCAATGGATCGTCGATGCGATCGCTGACGCCATAGCGAAGGCCAAGGCGTTCTTCGGGATCCGCGGCGGTGTTGGCGGTCTCGCTCGCGATGCGGGCATCGGCGACATCGGTAGCAACGCCAGCGGCGGCCTGATCGGCGGGCGTGGCAGCGGGACGTCGGACAGTAATCTCGCATGGGTTAGCCGCGGCGAGCACATCATGCCGGCCCGGGCCGTGAGCCAGCCGGGCGTCCTCGCCCTCCTCGAGGCGCTGCGGCATTCCGGCGGCAACCTGCGCGGCGTCCTCGACGGCATGGGGCGCTTTGCCCTCGGTGGCCTGGTGGCGCCGACGCTCTCGATCCCGGCGTTCGCTGGTGGTGGTGGCATGAACCACGTCACCATCCAGTTTCCTGGGCTGCCAGAGATCACAGGCCTGCGCGCCTCCTCCGGCGTGGTCGACGAACTGCGCAAGGCCGCGGCAATGGCGCAGGTGCGCTCAGGCGGCCGCAAGCCGAGCCGGTATTCCTGATGCCTGCCTATACGCTGCTGGCGATCGATGGCATCGACTTCAGCCAGTACGCCGTGCGCGGCATCACGATGACGCTGGCACCGATCGACCAGGCGAAGAACGTGGCGCGCGATTGCCGCGGGGTACTGGCCGACATCTCGGTCGAGCAGTTCCGGCAGTACAAAGTCACCATCACCTGCACTGACCACGAGGCACCTGAGCTCACCGATGTGTGGCCTGGGATGGACGTCACCATCACTTGCATCCCCGGCCTCGGCGAGGACATTACCGGGCCGCCGCTGACGATCCTCGCGAAGGTCACGTCCTGGAACACCTCGCGCGACGAATGGGCGGCCGAGGTCGCGTGGCAGCTCGAGGCCGAGCAGAGGACCATCTGACCGATGCCCGCCGGGATGCCGTATTTCGCTTGGATCGATCCAGACGAGGACGTCTTCGGCCCTGAGCATCTGCGCTGGGACGAGGATGTGTTCTCGTTCGCGCTCGCGCAGTCGGAGGGCGACCCGGCAAGTCTGACGCTGGTCGTCCGTCGACCGCGCAACGAGGCCGGCAATGCCATCGGGCTGCTCGGCCCTGGCCGCAAGATATGGTGCTGGTTCGCACTCGACTGTGGGCCGGACCTGGTCCGGTTCCGCGGCCGCCTGGTCGGGGTACCGACCTCAATCTTCGAAGAGCTCGTGACGCTGGAATTCGTCGCGCGGCCGATCGACTTGGTGGCGCAAAAAGCCGCGCTCGCCGATACGCTGCGGGTGCTGCCGTATTACGACGAGGTGGTGATCGATCCCTCGCGACGCACCGATCCGGAGGTCGTGCTCGAGGGCTACAGCGCTATCTGGCATTACGACCGTGAGACCCACGTCCTGACCGTTTCGGACGAGATTACCGGCGAGGATGGCCTGGTCGAATTCGACGGCGCCAGCGAAGACGGCAAGGTGCTCTACGACGGGCTCGGCCTGACGCTCACCAGCGGGCCTTTGGCCCGTGTCGATATCAATGCCGAATATGCCTGGACCCAGATCGCATCCGGCAACGTAGACCTGACCCGATATCTGCTCAGCAGTTGGCCGGACAGCGGCGGTAAATATGTCGGCTCCTATACCTTCGGGGCCGGCGACTGGCCCAAGCCTGGCGCCACCATCGGCGACGGCTGGACGGCTGCCGCGGCGACCGCCACCGAACAGAGCTATGAGACCAACACCACGACAAGCGGCTCCGACGTCACGGTGATCTTTCCCGACAGTTCCTGGTTTGGCGCGTCGACAACCCACACGACGACGCAGGAAACCAGGACGGACTTTTTTCCGCCCGGCGGCTCGCTGTCTTTTTCCCAAACCCAAAAGGAAACCACCTCGTGGAAGACAAGTCTCGAACTCACGGGCTCGTCTCTCAGCTATAGCCTTTCGCGAACCGCGAGTATTCTGGTGTTGCACCATGCAGTTGTCACCCTGACGGCGGGCTATTCGGCCAACCGGCCGTGTACCGAGAAGGTCTCGCTGTCGCTGATTGCCGACGTGCAACCGATCCTGACCGATCCGGAGGACGGCGAAAGCTTGCGCATCGACGACATCAAATCGGTCAACCTGAGCGAAGCTATCGACGGGGTGATACCGATCGGTGATCCGGCGCGGCGCTCCTATATCGCAACCGAGCGCGGTAACGGAAGCGTCGAACACCTGATCGCGCTGGCGCGGGCCAACCTGATGAAGCGGGCGCGGGTGGTGGAGATCGCATTCGTGCCGAAGCTTGCACGCATGCCGGAAGTTACATTGCGCAAGAACGCCTTCCTGGCAGAGCCGCGGGTCGGGGAGGCGCTTGGCAAGATCATCGGCTATTCGTTGGCGCTGGACGGTTCCGACGGTCGCGTCAAATGCGAGATCCGTATTGGTTGCGCCATTGGCCGCGGCGGTTCGGCGATCGCTTCTGGCGGTGAGCCGACGTATTGCAGCATCGATTACGCCGGGGCCGACTACCAGGTATTCACCGGACGGATTGTGTTGTTCGATTCCTCGGTCGGCTATGAGCCGCCTGCCGCCAATCCGATTGACGACGGCATCAACTTTCTGTCGACACTGCGGGTCGAAGACGTGATCGACATTCCGCTTCACATCGAAAATCCGGCCTCGGTGCAAGCAAGCTATCTCGGCCTCGCCGGCATCCAGGAAGTGGCGGCCGAGATTTTGCAGAAGGTGCCGACGAAGGCGACGTTCAAGCTTAAGAGCATGACGCGCGAGTTTTCAAGCGATTATGAAATAGCGGTGACCGAACTGAATATCCCGACCGGATATGATCTGGAGGCGACCTGATGGGTCTGGAAGTCGTCGTTCGTCCGCTCGTTCTGCCCAACATCCGCCCGCCTGTCGCACTGCGTATTGCGCCGCCGGACGATCCCACCAAGGGCCTCGCTAGCCTCGGCGGCAGTGGCGGCGGCACCTTCGTCGGCACCTCATATAGTTTCAGCATGAGCTATTCGAGTTCTCATCCAAAGCATGAAGAGAAGCGACAGATCGACAAAAAGAGGGTTTATCAGCAGGATGAGAAGGGCAACATCAACAGGACGAATTACATCGATGTCGAGCAAATGAAAAAGATTAGCCTGAATACCAGCGCGGGAAAAGAAGGAATCCTCTACGACAACCCGCCAGACCCCAAAAATGTCGAGACACTAGAGGAAAACGTAACGCGATACAGTGACGGTGGCTAGGAATGACAATCGTTTATGTCACGACCGGCGCGTGGGGGACCGGCACCGGGACGCCGAACAGCGCGGCCCAGGTCGACGGCAATTTCTATGATGTTGATCAGCGCATTGTCGATCTGAACGCCGACCTCGCGGAAGGCAAGCGCATCGACAGCGTGACGTATACCGACACCAGCATGACGTTCCATTTCACCGATGGGACGACGCAGACCATCCCGCTGCCGATTGCCGTCATCACCTATGTTGGGCAGTGGACCAACTCCACACCCTACGTTCGTGGGCTCATGGTATCGGTGCGCGGCCTCGGCATGTTTCAGGTGCTGGTCGATCATACGACGCCAGCGGTACCGGCGGCGTTCGATCCGAATGCGACGGATGGCAGCGGCAACCCGCTCTATTCGTTCTGGATGCCGCTCTATGACATCAATTATGACGCGGCGATCTTCGTCCCTGGAACGATCCAGCGCGACGTCGGCGAGCTACTATTCCAGGCCGTCGCCAATCGTTCGATGCGGCTGTCAACCGCCAACGGCCACGCCTACGCCTATCTGGATGTGGGCATCGCTACGGGCACCAACATCATCCTGTCGGTCCAGAAGAACCGGGCCGAGATCGGCACCATCACGTTCACGGCCGGCAGCGGGATCGACACTGATGGTGGCCAGGCTGGGGCGTTCGTAATGACTGACACCGACTTCGCAGAGGGCGACACCTACGCAATCCGGGTCACGCAGTCCGCCAACGCCGCGCCATCCGGTCTATCGTTGACCCTGCCGTTCCTGCGCACGGATATCTGATAATGGCCGAGACAACAGGCGGCTTGGCACAGGATGTGCTGACGCGCATCGTCAATGTGCATTGGGGGGGAGGTCTTGCGGTCGAGTTTACCAAGGAACCCAGTTATCTGACGCTGAAACAAGCCTTGTCCTCCTTGTCCATGACCAAGGTGGTCATTTCGGTTTGGTTCCGGATTCCCAAAGAATCGGCGGATGCTGTTCGGGAAGCAATCATACCAGGCTTTGGTTACTCGGTTTTCGATGGGGTCATTCCGCTCGTCGTATGGGGAAAACAGCCAACCACACCCGTCACCGAAGTAGAGAGCTATGATTCTGGCTCCATCGATTCCTCGGCGAATATCATTATGCTGGAACGTATTTCAGGCTCCCATACCGCGCCGCTGCAGCCGTCATGCATCGGTTTCTATGTGGGGAATGCATCAATCAATCCCTCTTTGCACGTCCATATCCAAACCGATGTCAATGCTTCCGGAACGGGCCTGCTCTTCATCAACACCAGGTTCACCGGGGATTTTATTGGAATTAATACGACTCCGCCTCATGTAGGCTATCCTGTTTATAATAATGTCAAGTACATCAAGGAGGACGTTTCTTATGCTGTAACCGAGGAGCCGGAATATCTCGGCAACATCGGCAGCGGTGCCGGTTACCCCGACGTCAAGGAAGACCAATGGAATCATTTGCTGATTTCGTGGGAGCTCGTCGGCGGAGGCGGCAACAAGATGTGGTGCGCGATAAACGACAAGAACAAAGATGGCAACGATCTGCCGGCGTTGTGCGACCTGTCCACCATGGGGCCGAACGAGCATTCGTCGAGCACACCCTATTACAACGGAGGCGAGGGTAAGTTCGTCAGCGTGCCCGACTTCGGGCCCACCAACGTCCCCTCCGATCCGGTCCAGACTCCAGGGCCGCCGTCCGCCAACAGGTCCAGCGATGATATCGGCGGGACTATCCCGATTGCGCCGATTCAGAAGGTGGAGTTGGCAGAGCTGCAAGTTTTCACTGGCATCACGCTGAGTACCAGTATCGAGTCCAATCGTCGTGCCTTCATCGATTTCGAGCGGGATGAAGACGGAAATCCAATCAGGAATGACGATGGCAAGCGCACCCTCAGGCCGGTCAATCCAGAGCAGGCGGAAGAGTTGTTACGCAAAAAGCCTGAAGTTCTCCTGCATGGCAGCAGCGATTGGATCGATGGTCAGAACACCGGCAGTACCGGAATCAATTACGGCGTCGACCCGCCCCAAATAAAGCCGGACGGACAATTCAAGCCGACCGGTAAAATCACGGCATACACGCCGGACCCCGGATTTGTCGAGGCGTGAATGCTCGTCTGTAACGTCAGCCTGCTGCGACGGCGAGCGGCAATTGCGGCTGACGTTACGGAGGCTGCCGCTGCGGCGGACGCGCCAGGCACTGGCAACGTTGTCTTCGCCACGCTGGTCGACGACCCAGCCTCGGTGCGCGACACCCTCGACGCCTACCTCGGCGAGATCATGGTCGAGGTGCCGCCACCCATGGGCGGCGCGCGCGATAGCGTCAATGCCGGGCTGGTCTATCGCGTGACGGTCGTGGAAGGAACGACTGCGGCCGATTTGTCCTCGGCTTCCGTGCCTGTGCCTCTCAGTGCGGCGGTAGCGGAGACGGTCACTGCGGCCTCCACACAAGACGCCACGACCACGTCGGTAAGCCATACGACATTCAACCCGGCGGACCTTTTGAACGTTACGCTTAGCGGTGGCAATCTCACCGCCACTGGCACCGGGCAGGGCGGTGTGCGCACGATCACTTCCATCAGCTCCGGCAAGTACTATTGGGAATTTACGCTGGGAACCATTTCCAATGCCAATACGGGTGTTGGCTTTGGTACGGCGGCAGCAAATTTGGCCAATTGCGGCCCCACTCCAGTCAGGGTGGTGCTGATGTACAACAACGGGGACATTTACATTGATAATGGCGGTACTGTCTACCATTTGGGGGCGCGATCTGCCGGTGACGTCATCGGTGTTGCGGTTGACGTGACTGCACAACTGGTTTGGTTCCGGGTCGCGCCATCGGGCAATTGGAACAGCAGCGGCACGGCTAACCCGGCGACCGGAACGGGAGGCATCAGCATCAACACAGTTAATTTGAGCGCTGCCTTGTTCCCGCTGGTTGCGCCGGGAGCGTCTGGCAACGGCGCCACCGGCAACTTCGGCGCCAGCTCTTTCACCGGCAGCGTCCCATCCGGGTTTGCCGCTGGCCTATGACCTCCAAAGGAGAAACCCCATGACCGACGAACGCGCGCAAGCGCGCGAGCATAGCGACGCATCCGTTATCCGTGGCGCCGGCCTCGACGAAGGCGCCGAGGCGCATGGCCGTTACGAGGTCGAATGCTTCGGCGCGGATGGCAAACTGAAATGGCGCGAGGTGGTCGACAACGTGGTCGCGGACGTCGGCAAGAACCTGGCGCTCGATACGTTCCTCGCCGGGTCGGCCTATACCGTAACCGGGCCATTCATGGGCCTGATCTCGTCGGTGTCGTATTCGGCTGTCTCGGCCAGCGACACGATGGCGTCGCATGCCGGATGGCTCGAGGCCGGCGGCACCAACGCCCCGACCTATTCCGGCAACCGCAAGACTGCGGTCTGGGCCGCCGCGGCATCAGGATCGAAGGCGCTGTCGGCGGCGCTGTCGTTCGCGATCACCAGCTCGGGCACGGTGAAGGGCGCGTTCCTCTGCTACGGCAGCGGCGCGGTGAATACCAAGGACAGCCCCGCCGGCACGCTGTGGTCGGCTGGTACGTTCTCGACCGGCGACAAGGCGGTCGTAAACGGCGATACGCTCAATGTAAATTATAGCACCAGTTTGTAAGGCATCAGGAATGAGCGACACCCCGGATTGGCTGCTCGAGATGCGCGCGCTGACGGGGCTGACTGAAACGCCGGGCAGCGCCGACAACCCTAAGATCCTCGCGATGGCCGACACGATCGCCAAAGCATATCCCGACATGGCCGCCTATTGCTCCACCTATCAGCACGACGAGACTCCTTGGTGTGGCCTGACAGTCGCCTACTGCATGACGCGGGCTGGCATCCGTCCGGTCTGGGGTCCGACCGACACCGACAGATGGCTCTGGGCGCAGGCGTGGGACGATCCAGCATGGGGGGACAAGATCTCGGAACCGAGGCCCGGCTGCGTGGTGGTGATGACGCGCTCGGGCGGCGGGCATGTGACGCTCTACGAGCGCACCGAGGGGTCGTACTACGTCTGCCGCGGCGGCAATCAGAGCGACGCCGTCAACACGCAGAGCTATTCCAAAAGCTCGGTCATTGCCCTGATGTGGCCGAAGAGCGGCCCACCACTGCCGCCGGCCCCGCCGGCCCCGCGCGCGCAGATCAAGAAGGGTAGCACTGGGCCCGACGTCGTCTATTTGCAGACGGCGCTGGGAATTCCAGCCGACGGCCAGTTCGGCTCGGTCACCGACGGCGCCGTGCGCGGCTATCAGACAGCAACCGGGCTCACTAGCGATGGTGTTGTCGGTACGAACACGTGGACCAAAGTCGATGCCCTGGTAGCGCGCATGAAGGCTGGCGAGAACGGCATTTCCGATGCGTTGATCGCCGACATCGCCGAGCTCGCCAAGACCGCGCCGATCCAGAGTTACAACTGGAAAGACCGCGGCCGCAGCCCGCCCGGTTACATCGCCGGCATGGGGGCGGCTTACGCGCTCGCGCTGACGTGGCTGATGGACGAGAACGACCCCGCCGCTGTGGAGATGGCGCAGAAAGCCGGCAGCCCGGACACCGACGCGCTCGCGTGGTATTCGAGCGAATTCACAAAGCTTGGCATGAGCAATGCAAAGGCAGGGAAGGACACGCTGCGGCACCTGTTCGTGCTGATGATTGGCCTGGGCATGCGGGAGAGCTCGGGCACGTACTGTTGTGGCCGCGACCAGTCGGCCACCAACGTCACCTCGGACACGGCAGAGGCAGGGCTCTTTCAGACAAGCTGGAACATCAAGACGGCCAGCCAGAACCTGCCGGCGCTGATGGAGGATTACTGGGCCGACCCACGCGGGTTTCTGCACATCTTCTCCGACAACGTGCAGCCGTCATCGAGCGACTTGCAGAACTACGGTTCGGGGCAAGGAGCGTCCTATCAGTGGCTGGCGAAGTACAGCCCGGCCTTTGCCGTCATGGTGACGGCGATCGGTCTGCGCACCCGGCGCAATCATTGGGGCCCGATCAACAACAAGGCGGCGGAGCTGCGTGACGAGGCCGACGACTTCCTACGCGAGGTCGAGGCGCTGGTGTTGCTAGAACCGCAGCCGGGGCCCGAGCCAGAGCCAGTGCCAGAGCCGGACATCCCGGAGGTCAGGATCACGACTACCGGCACTATCAGGCTATGGGTGAATGGACAGAGCATCGCGCTCGAATGATGGAGGGGCGTCATGGCAGCGTTCGGCTTCTTCGATCTCACAGGCCTCGTATTTCGGCTGTTCCAGAACCGCGCCGAGATCGAGCGCATATGGGCCGACATTCGTTCGCTTGGCGACAAGGTGGCGCCAGGGGTGTTGCCGGGTGGCGCGGGCCCTGTGGTTTCCCAGAGCGCTGTAGCTGCAGCAGCAGGATCGCCACCCGACTTTTCCATGCTGTGGCTGCAGCAGAGCCTCAACAAACTGAATAACGCCGGCCTCGATGTCGATGGCGAATATGGCGAGAACACCAGGGCGGCCATCATGGCGTTCCAATCAAAGAACGGGCTCGTTGCCGACGGCTGGGCTGGCGTGGAGACCTCAGCGAAGATCTACTCCCTGCTCAATGCGTGACAGGCAATGTTCAGCGAAGAGACCGCCCGGCAACTCTTGGCGCTGATCGTTGTCGCTGGGTTCTTCGGGCTGTTGGGCGTCATTCTGTTTGGGTTCGTGAATGTTCAGGAGCCGGCCATGGCCAAGCTGGTCGGTGTGATTACCGGGGTTCTGGGCGCCAAGCTCGACGTCGTGCTCTACAGATATTTCGGGCTGGTCGTGAGGAAGAAAGAAGAAGAGGGCTCCGATGCCTGACGTAACGGTCGCGCCGCCGCACGAGTTGGCGAAGCTCAGGTGCCGCTTTGGCTGCGATGCGCCGGTCGGGATTTTTCACGTGCCCGCGGGGTGCATCTGTTGGCGCGATCCGGTGCAAGCGTTGTGCATGCAGCATTTCGTCAAGGCGGAGTCGACGGGCCCGATTACATGCATCGTCGATTTCAGACTTCAGGAGTGAGAGCATGCCGGCAATGGAAGAGGGCGCGAAGGTCGCCTCGTCGTTCCTGGAGGCCATGAAATCGCAGCCGCTCGCGCTCGCGCTGGTGCTGTGCAATCTGACCCTGCTGGCGCTGTTCTTCTACGTGGCGAGCCTGTCGAGCGGAAACCGCGCGAAGGAATTCCAGTCCATTCTGCAAATGCAAAGGGAAGTGCAGCAACTACTCTATCAATGCACCCCTCCGGCACCAAGGGGTTAGGCATGCTGTTTCCTGGGTCGCTGATTGTTGGATTGTTCTTTAGGGACCGCATCCTTTGTGATCCAGTCGCCATAGGATGCCAAATATGCCGACTGTTCAGGACATCGGCAGCATTCCGATTCAGTCCTGCACGCGCGACCTGTAACAAATTCTGTCTCGCAAAAGCGGCAGTATTCACGGTTGCTCATTGGCTTTTTCCTATTGCATCGCTGTAGCGGCCGGCAGGCTGATGGGGATAATAACATAACTGCACGCCGAACCGACCCGGCGGATGAAGGAACTCAGCGGATGGTGACGCAAGAGGTCGGCAAGATCGCAACGTCAGCCGTGGAAGCGATGAAGTCCACGCCGCTCGCAATCGCGCTGCTGGTGGTGAACGTGGGCTTTCTCAGCTTCGCCGCCTACGTGCTGGGCGAAGTCGCCGCCAATGCCAGCGAGCGCAACAAGTCGCAGCTCGAATTGATCAGCAGGCTCGTCACCGACATCCGCGATTGCCGCCAGGGGCCAAACTAACAAAGATGGAGAGGCAAATGAGACTTTTGGCCATCCTTGCGACTGGGCTTGCACTCTGCTTTGGCGCCCATGCGCAACAGGCGCTCGATCCGCCCGCGACGTACAACTGCGGGCTGGCGCGATGCAGCATCACATTCGATCCCACGTCGATGGGTGGAGACTGGTCATGCTATGGGCCCGTGGGCAGTTGCGGTCCCGGCGTTGCAAGACATTTCGACGCTGCCTGCGCGGGCGGCACGACCGACACCGCCACAGCGCTCGCGAATTGGTGGGCGTACGGTCACAGCCTGGGAACCAGCTTGGCGAAGCTGCGTATTCCGCCCGGCCAGTTGTGCGGCTTTGGTACCAATCAGAGCTTGGTCTGCGACACCATCAAAGACGATCCGGCAACGTTGATCCGCAACGCCTACATCTGGGGCTACGGCACGTCTTGGGATCGGATGCAACTCGGCGGCAACGGCTTTCGCAGCGACAATGTTGGGCAGGGATTTTCCTCAGCGCTCATCGACGAGGCGTTTGCCGGCGCAACGACTGTCCGAGTCATCGATGGCCACGTTGGGATCTTTGCCGTCGGCGACTGGGTCATCGTCACTGGGTTGCCAGGGCAAGGCTCGGGGTTCGGCCCGACGCATCAATATCATGAGCACCGGCAAATCACGGCTATCAGCGGGAACACCATCACGTTCGCACACGGCGTGACCCAATCGTACAAAGCGACTTATCCGAATTTTAATTCATACAATCCGGGCCAAGGCGGCCCCGCGCAAATCTACCGGATGGCCAACTGCTTCGACACGACCGTCACCTATGCCGGGCTCACGCTCACCATCCCGGCCAGCAACGTGCAGAACAACATGACGGGGCGGTCGGTCACGCTACAGGACATGACCGTGCACGGCAGCGTTGGCCCTGGCGCGCTGGTCGAGGGACACGTCATCGGCGGTTTCTACGCGACGTGGGAGATGGACAAGAACAACGACCTGTTCACCTTCGACGGCGCGTATGTGCACGGGAATATCGCCTTCCAGAGCACATCGACGACCCCCGCCAGCATCGCCAACACCCGCGTCAACGGCAGCATCGTCGGCACGCCCAACGACCTCACGATCAAGGGCTCGGTGATTGTCAATGACCTGCAGGTTGGCGCGACGTGCTGCGGCATGAGCACGGTGCTGACGCTCGACACCGTGCATTATGGGAATGGCCGTCCAGCGGGACAGGAGATCGCAAAAGGGTCGCTCCACTACAACGGCGCCGGCATCTTTACCATCAGCCTTGGGGCTTACCAGACCAGCCCGTTCCCCGGTTTGTTTGTGCCAGGCCACAAATACTTCTTCGGGGACAGTCACGGCGACAACACGTGCACGCCGCTAAAGACCTTCACCGTCCGCGAGGTTGTGCACGTCGATGACGGCACCGTGCAGATACAGACCGACCTGACCGGGCCACTGCCCAAGCTGTCATGTGCCGATGGCGCAGACTACAGCACCTATGCTCGGTATGCGCTGATGCGCCTCAATCAGACTAACGTCACCTACGACAACAATGCGCTGCTGTGGAATTCGAAAGTGTTGGCGCCCCGATGAACAGCGCGAGAACAGCCGCTCAGATCACCGCGCTGCTGGTGGCAAAGAACAACATGGACGCCGGCCGGCCCGCGACGTTGAACATGGGCGTCGGCTCGAACGCAGAGCGCCAGTGGCTGCTCGATGCACTTGCGGTGTTGTTGCAGGCCGAGCTCGAGCGCCGCCAATAAAGACGGGCCTGTAGCCTACTGAGTTTCGCCTCGGACAGGTCCTCCCTCGTCCGAATCCTCGACTTGGGGCCGGCACTCAGCCGGCCTTATTTTCGGCCCGCAACGACTCCAAGCGGGCTTGGCGTTTGCGCAAATCGGCCGAGAGAATATTCCGTTGGTGATCAGCGCTTCTGGTCGTCGGTCAATTCGCGATTCATCATCGAAGCTTCCCTCCCATTCATCGCACCTTCTCGATACTCACGTTGTAAGCTGTCAGCGGTCGGTTCGGCTTGCCATCGTCGCGCAACGGCGTGTGCGTGCTTTGCGCTCTCCAACATTCCATGGCCGCCTTGGGCGATGGAAAGCGCATCGCCTTAGCGAGGTCGTGCGTCCAACTGTCAGCGCCGCGCCCGCCGTAGGCATCGACGTTGAACCATTCAAGATACAGCCCGCCGATCGGCTTGCCTTCGATGCGAGCGCGCAGCAGGTCGACAACGCTGTTCTTCGTCGCTATCGTCGACTTGCCCGGCGGATGGATTTGTCGAATCACGAAGCTCATTGCTCGCCCTTATTTGCTTCGTCGTCCTCGGTCATTGTTTCATCCCACCTTCACCTTGCGCACCGTCCAGCCCCTCCGGTCACTCAGCTGGGTAGGCCACTCGTTCGCTGACCTTGCGCGCCTCGGTCTCGCCCAGGATAAACTCCACGTCGATGACGTCGCCGTCCTTGAGCGTCGCCCAATTGCGATGGATGAAATCGTGCGCCACCCGGTGCGTGCGCGGATTGGCTGGCCAGTCATAGGGATCATACGCAACCCCGCGACACTGATTGGCAACGTAGATGATGGTGTATTCGTCGGCACCACCGCGGTAACCATCACGCCGCAGCAGATAGCGTTGCGCCTCATTGTTCGGCACCGGGCGGATGCAGATCACCGGGCAGAACGTGCCGGCGTCGCGGATTTCCAGACATTTTATTTCCATGCGGCCTCCTCAAGGCGTCTTGCAAGCCAGCTTTACCGAGCGCGGGTCGTCGCGCCGGCCGGCCGTGGTGACGATGTTGTGCTGGTGGCAGACGCTGCAGGTGACCACGTAACAGCCACAGCGCCTCGCCGGGTACGGCAGCGGCATCGAGCATGTTGCAATGGCGCCGTTCGAGAGATCGAGACCGATGCCGTCCGGGTATCTCGGATCAGGCGGATGCTGCGGTTCGCGCCCGCCATCGATCCATTTGGCCTTGAGCGTCATAGGTTATCCATGCTTTGGCCGCCGCACTGGCGCGCGAAGCGGTCGGCGAGCACCACGGTTAAACTCATAGTGCGCTTTCCTTTGGCCGTGCTTTGATCGCGTACTTGTCGGTGTAAGCCAATACCATGTCGATCAGTGCTTGGCGCCGCTTGATGTCACGGAGTGTCTTCAACGCGCGCAGCACGGATATGGTGTCTCGGTCTATTAACCTCATAAATTCATCACGGCTCACCACCCCGTTGACGTTGGTCAGCGCGCCTGCCGCCGTTGGAAAGAATGTCCCCGGTGCTACTTCAAGCAGATTCGCAATCTCATTCAGTCGATCGCACGTGATGCGGTCAGTGCCATGCTCATACTTCGCAATCTGCTGAAACGTGATCCCGAGCCCATCACCAAGCTGCTTCTGCGTCATCCCCCTGTCGAGCCGATGCACACGGATCTGCATACCCATCTGCTTGCCGAAGTCGTTTGCATTCTTTTGGCGTGCGGACCGCATTGACTCGGGTCCCTCTCGGTTGAGTGTCGAGCAGTCGTTCTCGGCCGCAGTGCCCACGCGAATGCGTTGGCCCAATGTGCCTGTCGATGTCGTGAGGTCGTGAGGTTTTGTGCGTCACGATGACCCGCAAGCCAAAAAGCCGGGGGGTGAAGAACAGGCAGCAAAGCATGCCTGTCGGACGCTTTTAGCCCTAGGGCCTGGACAGCACGCCCGCCCCCGGCCAATGATGGCCAGGAGGGCGCACCCGCCAGGGCGCGTCCGTTGCGTGCGCGCGCTCGAACGCGCGCCGCGTCGGCGATTCGGATAGGGACTCCCGAACTCGCCCTAGCTTTGCTCCGGGTTCTTCACACCCAGCCGCAACTTTAGTGCGGACAAATTGCTATTGGCAATCGTCGCCATGAAGTTTCCCCCATGGGTACTGGAATGCCGCGCCGGTCCTGGCGGGGTGGGCGAGTGGACCTCGCGCGTGCATGGCGCCGCGATGAGCGGGTTCGCCACGCATCTGGCCTCAATTTGAATCTGCCTATTATGTCGGCGCGGCTGGGGTTGATTGCGGCAATGGAGCGGTCACAGGAACGACGCCGCTCGAATTCCACAGTCGAGGCGCGAGCGTCAGGAAACTTGTTGCAATCGCTAGTGAAGCCAGGACCACTGTGACGATAAATCCCTTGCTAGGCAGATGCGCCACGCGCTCTTCAAGCCGCGCCAAGCGGTCCCTCATGTCCCGGATGTCGGTCCGAGATTCGGTCAAGTCGCGTTTGAGGTATTGGACGTCGACATCAAGCTTTGCGATCTCAGTCAGCAAAATATCCGAACCTCGTCCCGCCCCACGCGGCGGCGGCCCGACTTCTGGTTCTGGCGGCTGTATGCGGTCCTTCGCCAACCCTCTACCCCGAATTCAACGTCAGCCATTCCCACAAAGGCTTGTCGTGATAGCCCCAGTACCCGGCCACCGAAAAAACTACAAATTTTCCAACTAATTGCCCTGTCGAGTCGATTTGGCTGGCGACTGTCTGTGCGGTAGGACCAGGCGCACTTACAACGTACTGCCCTGGCGCAAACTGGTAGCGCAGAGGAAACAGTTCCGCAATTTTCGCCGCAAGCCGCGGATTGTGTTCAGGAGCTATAACGGCAAAAATCGACATGAGTCCTAATTCTCTGTCCTGATCCGTCAACGATTTCGTCGCGGCAGGAACTCAGCCCAGCCGATCAAAGTAAACCTGATAGGAGGCTTGGAAACCAGTCAAGGTAGCTAAGCGCCCGTGTCCGATAGCGAGGCTTGGTGCTGGCCCTCGCTGCCCCATAAGTCGTCTCTCTGTTTTTAGAGGCGACGGATTCTCTCCATAACCTCCTCGTGCGTCGGCTCCGTGTCGCCACCGACTGTCGGTCGGAACAATCTCGGAAAGCGCCGGCGCCGCCATTCGTCGATTGCCTCCAATGAATAGTTGCCGGTTGTCTCGTCCGCTGGGGGAAAGCCGCGCGCGAGCAGTGACGGCAACAGTTGCCGGAAGCGCTCAACCGATATCCCCATGTGACGCGCTGCCGCTTCAATGGGGATGTCGCCCGGAGGGATACGCAAACGCATCCTGATACCCTGCCCTTGACCTTAATTTCGCACACAGCATTTGTCCCCGGCCCCACTCCTTTCACTCTCGACGGTGCTGGCTGGCAGGCCAGCACCACTCTCGACGTTGAGAACAAAACCGGTCCAGTGGGATTCTTGGTGGGACTTTTGGTGGGACTTTTGGCATCGAATCCTGCATTCCGTCGCCCTTTTGTGCGTTTTTCGTTCCCACTCGGGCCGAGCGCCAGAACAGCTAAGTGTTGATTCTGTTGGGGTATTTTGGTCGGAGCGCCGAGATTTGAACTCGGGACCCCCAGTCCCCCAGATAGAGGGACTTAGCGTCATAAGCCTTTGTCAATCCTTGGCTTTAACAATTGATAAAGGTGTTTGGTGGGACTTTTCCGTGGGACCTTTGCTGCGGCGCTGCATTGCTTCGATGGCCGCCGCCACCTCGCTGTCCGCCACGTGCGCGTAGCGCATCGTGGTCTCGATGCGCGCATGATTGAGCGCCTTTGAGACTAGCTTGAGGTTGCCAGTCTCGCGCAACAACTTGGTCCCAAAATCATGCCGGTAGTCGTGTAGCCGGAAGCCTTCCACGCCAGCCGCTTTGCGCAGCCGACGCCAGCGCGTCTTGACCCCCTCGACGGTGAGCGGATAGCGCCGGCCCGCGACCGTGGCTGGTTGAATGACCTCGTCGCCGCGGCGGCGTTCCTTTTGCGTGCGCTCGGCCACGTAGGTGAACACGAAAACCGAGTCGTGGCCTTGCAGCGGGAATAGAATATCGCGCACAGTCGTTGTGATCGGGATCACGATCCGCTTGTCGCCTTTGCCCGGCTTGACAATTCGCTCGCCGGCAAAGTCCACCTCCGACCACTTCAATGTCAGTGCTTCGTTGCGACGCACGCCAGCGGCTGCCAAGAATGTAAAGAATGGTGCATAATCGTCGCGCATGACTGCATCGAGCCGCATCGCCTCGTCGTCGCGCAGCTCGCGCACGCGTTCCTGCGGCTCCTTCAGCATATGATATCGCCAGATCGGCTCAACATCAAACCGCGCCCGCAAC